TCCGATGCCATGTGGCAGAAAATGAAAACCGGTACCGCCGCCTATAAGATCATCTGGGACAGCCATCTGCTGGGCGGCCTGGGAGACATCCGGGTGGAGCGTGTGAATTTACTGAATCTTTTCTGGCAGCCGGGCATTACGGATATTCAGCAGAGCCGCTACCTGTTTCAGACAGAAATGGTGGAAAAGGAGGTGCTTCTGCAGAAATATCCCCAGCTGAAGGATCATCTGCGCAGCAGCGGCCCCTTTTCCTCCCGGTTTCTCTACGATGATCCTGTGAACACCTCTGATTATGCCACGGTGATCGAGGTTTACTACCACCGGCACCGGGGCGGCAGGGATGTGCTGCATTACTGCAGGTTTGTAGGAGATCAGGTGCTGTATGCCACGGAAAATGAGGTGTCTCCTGTCATGGGCTTTGACGGCAGAACAGCCCCTTCCCTGGCTGAGGCGGGACTTTATGACCACGGGCAGTTTCCCTATGTGCTGGACCCGCTGTTTCCGGTAGAGGGCAGCCCCTGCGGCTACGGCTATGTGGATCTGTGCCGGAATCCTCAGACGGAGATCGACCTGATGAAGACCTCCTTTGTGAAGAATGCCATGGTGGGTGCGATACCCCGGTATTTTGTGCAGGACAACGGCAATGTGAAGGCCGAGGATCTGCTGGATCTGAGCAAGCCTCTGGTGACGGTCAGCGGATCTCTGGAGGAAAGCAGCCTCCGGCGCATCGATCATACCTCCCTGGAGGGAAATTATCTGAATCTGCTGCAGCAGGATATCAATGAGCTGCGGGAAACCTCCGGCAATACGGAAACCAGTACAGGCTCCGTCAGCTCCGGTGTTACAGCGGCTTCTGCCATTGCGGCCCTGCAGGAAGCATCCGGCAAGGGCAGCCGGGACAGCACCCGGGCCTCCTACCGGGCCTTTGCCCGGATCACGGAGCTGTGCGTGGAGCTGATCCGGCAGTTTTACAGCCTGCCCCGGCAGTTCCGCATCGCAGGTCCGGGGGGCGCGTACCGGTACATCAGCTATACCAATGCAGGTCTGCAGCCCCAGCAGCAGATGCTTCTGGGCCGCCCCATGGGTCTGCGGAAGCCGGTGTTTGACATCAAGATCTCGGCGCAGCGGAAAAATGCGTTCTCCACAGTGAGCCAGAATGAGCTGGCCATGCAGCTGTTCCGGCTGGGAATCTTCAACCCCCGGCTGGCAGACCAGGCGGTCCGGTGCCTGGAGCTGATGGAGTTTGAAGGGAAGGATGCCCTGATCCAGAAGGTAGCCCGGTCCGGAGACCTTTATCAGAAGCTGCAGCAGTATATGACCCTGGCTCTGGGTCTGGCGGCCCACAGGGATCCGGCACTGGCAGAGCAGATCTCCGGAGAACTGGCAGCCCTCCGGGGCAGTGCCGGGAAACGGTCCGGCGGTTCCGGGAAGCTGGCGCAGGCAGATGCCCTGACCGGAAAGGCGAAGCAGGAGCCTGCCCGGGTGGCGAAAGCCCGGCAGCAGGCATCAGAGGCATCCCAGATCCGGGGGGAGGTGCGGCAGTGATCGAGATCCGCTGCCGGGGACCTGCCCAGATCACCCTCCGGGGCCATGCGGGCAGCGCGGAATACGGCCATGATCTGATATGCGCCGCCGTATCTGCTCTGGTAATGGCATTGGCAGAGAACCTTCGGGATTTTCCCGGCAGGGAGATCCGGCTGGAATCCGGGAATGCCAGCCTGGCCTGCCCCCACACCCCGGAGGCGGAGGGGATCTTTGCCTGCTTCCGGAAAGGCTTCCAGCTCCTTGGGGAGCTGTTTCCGGAGCATGTGCAGTGTGAAGTGAAAGCAGAATGAGGAGTTGTGCTTTCCTATCCGCAAAAGCATACATTTCACAAATGAAAACCATCTAGCCAAACGGCCGGCATTATTTTGCATTTTCAGATAACGGGTTTACCCCGGGACCCGCCGCCCCGGATAAAATAGCGGCAGAAACTCTGTTGGAGGTAATACATGATCAGTAAGAAACAATGGCAGCTGCTGCAGCTGTTCTCCGGGGAAGGCAACCCCGGGGAGGCCGGTGCCTCTGCAGCTGCCGGTACGGGCGAAACCGGTGCCGACGCCGGGCACCAGCGGCTTCGGAAGCTGGGCGTTCCCGAAAGCAAGTTAAGGAAGCACACCATCAGACAGGAGCTGCCCCAAAACTCTGTCCGGGAATCGCCCGGAGAAGCAGGGGCTTCGGAAGCACCGCCTGCCAGACTGTCCTGGGAGGAGATCCTGAAGGATCCGGAATATAACGGTCAGATCCAGAAGATCATCCGCTCCCGGGTGAAGGAGGAAGGAAAGCACAAGGCAGCTCTGGAAACTCTGGCCCCTGCCATCCGGCATCTGGCAAAGCAGCACGGTCTGGACCCGGACAATGTGGACCATACCGCACTGGTCAAGGCCGTGACCGGAGAATACGAGGCCAGAGCCCGGGAGCTGGGGATCCCCCAGAAAACCGCCATGGAACTGGACCGGCAGCAAAGGCAGCTCCGTCAGGAGCAGCTGAAAAACCATCTTCTGGGCCTGCAGCACCAGGCGGAAGCCTTCCGGGCCATCGTTCCCGGCTTCGACCTGGGCCGGGAGCTTGGCAATCCCCTTTTTGCCAGACTTACCTCTCCTTCTGTGGGTATGGGTGTGGAGGATGCCTTTTACGCAGTGCACCGCAGAGCCATGCAGGAAAAGTCTATGCAGGCGGCAGCGCAGCAGACCACCCGCATGATCTCCAATGCACTGCGCAGCGGCTCCCTCCGGCCGGAGGAAAGCGGCAGCCAGGCTCCCTCTGTTTCCCGGTTTGACTACAAAAAGGCTACACCGGAACAGAGAAAAGCCCTGAAGGATGCCATCTACAGAGCGGCGGCGGAGGGGCGGAAGCTCTATCCGGGATGAAGTAAATTGAAAATGGAAAGTTGAAAATTCTTTTTTCGGCTTTCCCGGGGCCGCTCTGCAGAGAGGTCCTGAACAAACCAATTTGGAAAGGAGAAAATCTATGAAAATGACTGATACTTCCCTGCTGCAGCTGTTTGCTGATGCAGGCTCTGTGGTGAGCACCACCACAGGTTATGTAAACTCCGCCACCGGCCAGGTCACCGGCTTTGATGCCGGCAATTCCCTGTCCGGCGAAATGAAGACCTTCTACGATACCGAGCTGCTGGAAAACGCCCGGACGGAGATGTTCTATGCCCAGTTTGCCAAGAAGCAGCCTCTGCCTGCTGGCCGGGGCAATACCATTGAGTGGCGGAAGTGGAACACCTTTGACCGGGCGGCAAAGCTTCAGGAGGGTGTGATCCCCACCGGTCAGAAATTCGGCATGTCCAGCCGCACCGGCACCATTGACCAGTACGGCACCTATGCCACCGTGTCCGACCAGCTGGAGCTGCACGCCTATGACGATGTGATCCTGGGCGCCACCGAGGAAATGGGCGCCTCCGCCGCCGAGACCCAGGAGGTGCTGATCCGGGATGCCCTGCTGGTGAACACCAACGTGCTGTACTGCGACAACATCAACCTGGCGGACGGTGCCTATGTGTCCACCCCCACCGGCTGCGGCCAGATGGAGGCATCCGCCACGGTCATGGCGGCCTTCACGCCCAAGATGGTGGCCAAGGCTGTGACCAAGCTGAAGAAGGACCGGGTCCCTAAGATCGGCGGCAAGTATTACGCGGTGATCCATCCTTCCGTAGTGGAGGACCTGCGAAACCATAAGGACTGGATCGATGTCCACAAGTACATGGCTGCCGCGGAGATCTTCCAGGGCGAGATCGGCGAGCTCCATGGCTGCCGGTTTATCGAGAACGTCTTTGCACCCATCCTGGATGGCGCGGACTATCAGAACAAGGCCGGTACTGCTACCTATGCCACCTACTTCTTCGGCAAGGATGCCTTCGGTATCATCGATCCTGAGGGCGGCGCTCTGGAGATGATCGTCAAGGACAAGAGCCAGATCGGCGGCCCCCTGAACCAGTTCTCCACCATCGGCTACAAGTTTGAGACCAACGGAGCCACCATGCTGTACCCCGAGCGTGTGCTGAGAGTTATGAGCTGCTCTTCCTACTCCGCAGTGGATGAGGCCAACTGATCCCCAGGGGGGCAGGCCGCTGCCCCCCCGGTAATTGAAAATTCAGTTTTCCGGGCGATACCTTTCTGTAGGGACGGGTTTCCGGACCGCCCTGCAGGAATAATTCAAACTATTACGAGGAGGAATAAATATGGCTGAAAAGAACCATACCGTGACCCAGGCGGTTTTGCGGGAAGAATCTGCCGCTGCGGCAGAGACTTTGCGCCGGGAGGAACGGGAGGAAATTTTTATTGAACGGGCCGGTGCCAATGAAGAACCCAATTTCTTCGTCAGCGTCAACGGCTACAACTGCCTGCTGCCCAGGGGAAAGACCTCTCTGGTGCCCAGGTCTGTGGCAGCTGAGATCCACCGGGCAAGACGGGCCCAGCAGAAGCTGGATGCCACCGTGGATGCCCTGAAGGATGCGGCAGCACAATAAAAATGCAGAATGCTGAATGTAAAATGCAAAATGAAGGTATCGGCTTCGCCGGTTTTTATAAATCATACCCGCAGGGTATACCACAATTCTGCATTTTGAATTTTGCATTGGGAAATGCAGAATGCATTCCCCGAAAGGAGGAATTGTATGACGATCCTACAGGCCATCCAGCAGGTGGACGAGCTCAGACCCAATACCTACAGCACCAGGCAGAAGCTGCTGTGGCTTTTCCGGCTGGAAACCATGGTGAAGACCCTGGTGATGGATGTCCATGAAGGAAGTGAGGGCCGTGATCTTACAGGCTTTACGGAGCATACGGATGCCGGAAGAGAGCTGTTCATGGAGGCTCCCTTTGATGTGGGCTACCTGTACTGGCTGGAGGCCCAGATCCACTATGCCAATGAGGAAACGGGCCTTTATAACAATGCCATGAGCATGTTCAACACGGTTTTTTCGGCCTTCAAGGCCCATTATAAACAGAAGCACAACACCCGAAGTACCGGACGGTTCCGGTTCTGAGAAAGGAGGAAAGCAGTGCAGTTTCCTGCCCTTGCGCCCCGGCCCCGGAGCCGGGAGACCCTGGATGCCTTTGCCGGCTACAACCATAATCTCCGGATCGGGGAAAACGAATTTTATGATATGCAGAATCTTACCTCCCGGAGGTTTCCGGTGCTGTCGGTACGCCCTGCCCGGGGTCTGTACGGGGAGGGTCTGGATGTCCGGGCCATGGTTTCCCGGGACGGTCTTTGCTACATCGACGGCAGCTGTCTGGTGATCAACGGCTATCGGGCAGAGCTGGGACTGGTTGGAGAGGGGCCCCGGCAGCTGGTATCCATGGGCGCGTATCTCATTATCCTGCCGGATAAGAAATACTTCAACACAGCAGACTTTTCGGACTTCGGAAACATCGAGGCGGAATTTACAGCCCAAAGTCCGGTGACCTTCACCCCCTGCCAGGCAGACGGCACGCCTTATAAGCCGGACTATATCCAGCCCCAGCAGCCGGAGGCGCCGGAGAACATGGCTCTCTGGGTGGATACCTCCCGGGAGCCCCACGGGCTGAAGCAGTATTCCGCTGCCATGGATCTTTGGACCGGCATCGAAACGGTTTACATAAAACTGTCCTGCCCGGGGATCGGTGCAGCCTTTTCCCAGTATGACGGCGTTACCCTCACAGGACTTGGAGAACTGGAAAATTCCCAGCTCCGGGACCTGGAGGGGGCATCCCACCTGTATTTCCGGCAGGAGGATGCTGTGGTGGTGCCGGGAATGCTGGATGGGGAG